CACATTACCAGCTTTAGGTGATGTATCTGTGAGAACATTTCCTGTAACTGCTGGTAAGGTTAATACAGTAGTACCAGCAACGGCTGGTTCTTGTAATGTAACGCTACCTGAAGTTGAACCTACTAAAACAATGCTCATTATTTACTCCTTTTGTATATTTTAGTGGTTTTCATCTTACAATACCACCCATCTTTGACCTGCTCCGATAGTGACTACAGCACCACTATTAATCGTAATTGGTCCCACTGAGAAACCGTTTTTGTTAGCTGTAAACGTATAACTAGAAGTAATTGTGACGTTATTTTCATAAATACATCCGTTAGCCTGCGCTCCGCTAATCCCGCCCCAAGCTCCTGCTTGGTATCCCTCGAAACCATTATCAGTTGAACTATACCGAATCATGCCGTTTACTGGACTTGCTGAACGCTGGGCGGTTGTTCCTACTGGGAGTTTGACTTGACCTGTGCCACTAAAGGTAGCATCCGCTGCCGAGTTAATAGCTCCTGTAAAGGCTGAGGTTCCTGTTACCGCAAGAGTGCCTCCAACTGTAGCGTTTTCTGTAACCGCAAGAGTTTTTAATTCTGTAATTGCTTGCAATACATTTGTGCCATCACTATATATAAAGGCTGTTTTACCATTAGTTACCGTAACAGAAGGTAAAGTAAAAGTTAAAGAAGCGTTATCTGCTAAGGTTTGGGCAGAAGAAAGTACAAGATTAGTTTGACTAGTTACTGTAGCAATAGTTACTGTGCCAACAATTCCAGTTCCAGTAACAATTGCTCCTTGAACTATTGTTCCAATATTATTATCAACAACCAAGCTAGTGGTAGCAGTTGTTGCGCCGTTAACAAGGGCAGTTGCTGGAACAACTGTTATGACCCGAATTGATTGACCACCAGTTGTATTATTTTGGATAATATATGGTTTTTCGATAGACGGAATAATCAAATCTCTAGTAGAGGTCAAACTACCAGAAGACGTACAGTTAAGAACAAAATGTCTAGCAACTTGACTAGTATTTGCATTAGTCAATGATAGGGTTAAATTTGCATCCGAAGTAAAATTAGCCGTAGCCCGACCTACAATAGCCTCTTCTAAGGCGGTTCCAAGGTTTGTATTAGTCGTGGTTCCCCACGTACCTGTCTGTTCGCCTAAACCAATTAGCTCGATTTTTAAGTCACTGTATGTCGATGCCATAATGTCCTTATGCCGCTATTTCTACCCAGTTCGGGCTTTGTGTGTCAATAATATCAGTCCAGCTAGGTGTTTGTCCATCATTGATAGCCACCCAATTAGGCGTCTGACTGTCATCTATTGAGATCCAGAAAGATACCGTTCCTACCTGTCCTACCGCTTGTACACCTGTAACGCTTACAACCGCATTTGCATTAACTAAAACACTACCTACAAATCCTGTTGCTTGAAGTCCTGTAACTGGGACTATTGCTTCTCCAGTGACTGTTACGCTTCCAACTTGTCCTGTACCACTGACCCCCGTTACATTAACATTTGAGCCTGCGTTTACCGTTACCGCCCCAACAAATCCTGTAGCTTGAAGCCCTGTTACGTTAACATTAGCATCCGCCGTTACGGTGACAGAACCTACACTTCCAGTCGCCTGCAACCCCGTTACTGGGACTATTGCCCCTGCCTCTACTGTTACAGAACCTACAAAGACGGTTCCCGCTACGCCTACTACACTAACATTAGCCCCTGCCTCTACCGTAACCGATCCAACCTGTCCAGTAGCCTGTATTCCTGTGACTGGGACATTAGCCGCAGCTTCTACCGTAACAGACCCTACTACGACTGTTCCTGCCACGCCTACCACATCGACTACGGCGGTTCCTGTAACAGCTACTGAACCAACTTGCCCAGACCCAGAAACGCCTGTAACCGCTACGTCTGCACCCGCTTCTACAGTAACACTACCGACTTGTCCTGTAGCACTTAATCCTGTAACTGGAACATTAGCTGCACCGCTAACTGCAACGCTTCCTACCTGCCCAGTGCCACTAACTCCAGTTAATGCAACACTTACACTTGCCGCCCCTAAGTCCGAAAATGGCGCAGCGGAAAACGGAAAAAAGCCAAACATTTACAATACTACCCAACGGCTCCCCGAAGGCACCGTTATTGTCACTCCACTCGATACAACTACAGGTCCTACTGAGCTGGCTGAATATCCACTTGGAATTGAGTAGCTCGTCCCAACCGTCATATTGTTAACTACAAGTCCGTTGGTTGCTTCAAAAACTAAGTTTTGAACAGAACCACTAGCATCCTGAATGGCTGTCTTTCCCGCAGGATAGTCGCAAAATACGTCTTTTGTACCAGCCGAAAAGTTAACTAAGTTACCACTATTACTAGACGCTAAAACCGTTGTTCGGCTCAGTGTCGTACCAGAAAGCGTGTATGTTCCAATCCCTACTTCAAATTCAGAGCCACCTTGGAGCGCAATGGTGTAATAGGTTGTATTGCCGTCTCCAATCACAGAAAAGGCTTGAAACCCTGTACTAGCACCCGCCAGAGTAAAGGTTCCCGTACCAGTCGTAGTAGAGGTTTCTTTAACCCTGTCTTTTAAAACAAGAGCCATTTATGGCTCCTAGGCTATGCGGATAATAGCGTTACTTGCGTCTGCCGTTGGGAACACAATCGTAAACGTGCCTGAAGTCGATGTTTTAGCACCACCAAAGTCTAGTACGCAAACAGTAGGATCACCCGATGCGGTGTCGTTATAAATCAACGCACCAAAGGCTGTAATGGTTGCAGTTGTAAACGATAGATCCGCAAAGTCAGTAAACGCAGTCGTACCCGTAGACGTTGGTGTTACATTGGTTAAAGTCCCACCGCCCGCTGAATAAGTACCAGAGTTAGCTACTTCGTTAGTCACTGTATAAGCAGTAGTCGCAGCCGTAAATGACGCTGAGTTGTCATACAAAGCTAGTTTAAACGTGTTACCTGTGCTTGTCGTAAAGTTATGAACTGCTCTCATTAACTCTACCTTGAAGCTGGTACACATGAAGTTACCTGTAAAAGCCATGATTTACTCCTCTAAAAGTTTAATTAATTCAGGATGACCAGCTTCCCGTAGCTTGTAAGCTAGTGTTACACGATCAAATTTTACCGCTTCATTCATGTAAAAGACTAGAACTTCCCGAATATGATTACGAAAAGCAATCGCTTGCTCTCGAACCAAAGGGTGAGACTGATCCCCTACCTGAATAATTTTATCTAATGCCCGTTCAGCAACTTCCTCTGGAGTAAACCCGCCAAAGTCTTTAGTTGCCACTTGAATCCCGCTAGACTCGCCTAGCCCTTGTACGCTAATCATCTGACTGGATACCTCACTTGTCCACTTCTGTAGGCGTCTTGACGGTTCTTACCATCGCCTAACTGCTTGAGTTCTGCCATCGCATCGTCATAACGGGCTTTATAGACCGTCATCGTATCAGCGTCTGACTTCATAAATAAGGCTGCTTCTAGTAAAGACCCATAGAGGAGAGCAGAGTCAAAGTTTGTTCCAAGCCAAGTCGTTCCTGCCGTCACAATCGACTCTGGGTAGTAGAAATAATGAAGTTCTACGGCGTAATTAGCGTCTGGGGTAGGTCCAAGAATAAAACTATTGTCATCAAAAACAGCGTAATACTCTGGTTTTGCATAAAAGGCTGCGTCCGTGTCTGGGTAAGACTCTCGGATAAAGTTAACGTCTTTATTGAGTAAGTAATGATATTCATTTGCCGCATTAATCACCGCAAGGCTAAAGGTTGATAACCAGTCTGAGGGAGTTGCTAAGTACTTATTTCCGCTGGTTGTATTACCTGTAACGTTCTTACGAATAGCAGGTAACTGCACCATGTTATAGATGCGTTGCTCCGCCAACTGCACAAACCGAGCAATCTGTTCAGCAGACGTAAACGACCCGACTGTCGCTGGGAAGTCATTCTCAGCAAACCCTTTAATGGCAGTGGTTAACTGCGTGTAATTCATCCCATTTTCCCGCTAGTCATACGACCTTTAGTCGCCGCACCAGCACCACGCATCTCCATCTTGCCGTATTGATTTACGGGTTTGCCGTCACCTTTACTAATGCCGTAAACCGAGATGTTCATAGTAGCCATTTCTTCTGCGCCAGTCATACCCTTGGAAGCATTGGCAGAAATTGCTTTACCTTGCATATCATGGGGAGGAGCATAGACTTTAGCGTCTCCAACTTCTTTACCCATTACTTTTTTAGAGAATTTAGGCATTATCGACCCCTACCTGCGGTTTTCCGCATACCTTGATTAGCAACACGGGCTAGATTACGACCCATCTTCTTCATGTTCATAGTTGTTACACCGCCAGCTTTCATGCCATGCATCCGTTTCTCGTGACCTTTGACGGCTTTCTTAGCAACGGTTTCCATCATCGGCTTGTCCTTCTTCATGTCTTCGTGTTTCATATCTGCTCCTAAGTTATTGTTACTGTTACGCTACCTACCTGACCTTCTGGTGCCAAATTATTTGGTGTTAAACCGTCATCTCTAGCGCCACCAACAGGATTCCAGCCCCATTGAAATATTCTACTACCTCCCGATATACTTCCAATCGAATCTAAACCTGAATTTTTATAACTTACATCTGGTCTAGGATCCCGTAATGCTTGTGGATCGTTGACTGGATACATCCCTAATGACAACTGTGGCTGATCTGGATCCCAACAACTAGGGCAAACCTTAATATCCTTTACTTGTTGCTTTACAATAAGTTTTCGTAGTTCCTTTAACTTATAGCGCTGACCGCATCGGTCACATTCCGCAATTGCGTGTTTTCCAGAAGCAAACTGATTAGCCATAGTTAAGCTCCGTAAAACGTATTTCTAGGCACAAACCTAGATGGTGCCTTTTCCCTATCCTCTGTAGATGCCATTAACCATTGTTCTTCATATTCTGCCTTTAAAAACTGTAGTCTGGGCTGTCCATCAGGCAGTTTTTGAGCCATGTAAAAGGCAAGTCCTGAAACCAAACAAGGCAGTAATCTAAAAGGAATGTCCTGCTCAAAAGTGCCGTTTGTACCAGCGTCTTGAACTCTACGCAATCTCCAATAGATAAAGGTATACGGAGCACCACCAGCGTCTGGGGTGGGCCAGATATTAATGCAGGGTAGGTTCTGTACTGTAATGGCGGCACCTGTTGTATGGGAGGCAGCAGTCGTACCGTTTTGTCCACGATTGCAATTAGTCAAAACATTTCCAACTACGTTGGTGTAGCTTATTGTCTCGTTATCAATTTTAATAAAGCCTGTATTGGTCAAATAACTGGAGTCACTGACTGTAATTGAGGTAGTTGTTGCGTTAATCGTGCCGTTTAAAGTTGCTACTGAGGTATTACTCATTCCTGACTGGCGGTTAATCCAGACCTGAATCGGGCGTCCTGTAGCTAGTTTATTAGGGATCGTAGCAAAGGTTGGCTCTGATATACGGGTAATTGAGATGTCAATCTGGGTAGATGCATCTCCGTTATTTTGGCGAATTTGATGGTCTAAAAGATCAATCGTGTCAACTGCAAGAGGATAAATGCCTTGTCCTGTAACTAAGTTAATCTGACCTTGCTCAATTGTCCACAGGTTAATACCACGATTAGCCCATTCAATCGTCAAGAGGTTTAAAGACCTACGGGCAGTCCGCATATCGTAACCCGTACGCAATTCCGTACCACAACGCTCAAAAGCCTCTTCAATGAGGTTATTAAGGTCTAAGTTAAACGCTACGGTTCCTGAAGTACTCATATTTTCCTATATGGTTTTACTTTTGCTTTAATCCCTTTGGGCTGCGGAACAAACTGTTTCCCAGCTGCTTTTCCCGCTCGCTTTGCTCGTGTTGTTGCTGCGTATTCTTGTGGGCTTAACGCTTGTATTGCTTTCTTGGGCAGATATCTCTCGCCCGTCTCGGACGACTTCTTGCCTGACTTGGTTGTCCACTTCTGGTCTCCCCAAGATTTTAAAGATTGCTGGGATTTTGCTAAACCACCCCCTGCCATTTTCTTCTTTGCTGGCGCAATGAGCCTTCTCCGAGAACCCCTTTGGGCTGTCGCAGTTGATCGACTTTTTGCGCTTGTCTGACCATTTCACTTGTACCCGCCGCCTTTTTCTTTATAACGTTTAGCTAGGAGCTGTGCTTTTCTCGCTGACCATTGACCCGCTGCCGTACCATGCGTAGCCGATGCTTTAATACTATTAAATAAAGCCTTACGCATACCAGGTTGCGTATAGTTACCAGCTTTATTAACCGTACCACCCTCTTTGTATTGAGCCGTTTTAGCAGCATTTGCAAAATCACTTTTCTTAGGAGCGCCTTTAGATCCAGCACTACGCATCTTCTCGCCTGACCCAGAAGCTATACGTTTTTTCTTGGCAGCGATATTGGCATAAAGTCCACCACCCGCAAACATCTCCACGTCTTCTGGATTGTCTTTGCGTTTGATTATTTTCTTTCCAGGCATCTTAGAGGGGTTTATATCACCCATGCCACGACTTGGTCTCATGCTCTTGTCTTTCCTCTAATTGCAATACCATCTGCTCGTTTAGAAGCCATGCCACCAGCATTCATTTTCTTAGCTGAAAATAGTTTCTCAACCATAGCTATCCTCTGGGGCTTAGTTGTTGCTTTACTAACAATCTTTTCCCGTTCTGACTTAGTTGTGCCTTTTGCATAAAAACCAGCACTTTTCAATACTTTAGAAACTTTGCCACCAGCTTTAAACGGTTTATCTAAACCTTTCATACCAGTAAAATCACCACCGCCACCACCGCCACCGCCAGTAGGCTTGGGTAGTCTTCCCATATCTTGCAGTCTTTCGGTATAAGTGCGTGGGCTTTCAGCTTTAACTTTTGCCCTATGCTCTTCTGCCATTTTACTTGCTTCAGCCTTAGCTTTTTCGTTATCTTGTTTCACTTTTTCCGCCGCTTTATCGTACTCGCTAGGTCCAAACTTTTCCTTGGGAGGTTTATATTTATCATTCCCATTACCGCCAACTTTTTTAGAAGGGTCAATAGGCTCTATTGGCATTACGCTCTAGTCTTCCCACGAATAGCAATACCGTCCGCACGTTTAGATGCAGAAGATACTTTACCGCCTTTTTTGTATTCATAAGGTGTTTCTGGCTTCATACCTAAACCTTGTTTATACATACGACCGTAATTACGCAAGCCTTTTGCTGGACCGCTTTCGCTAATACTCGACATAGCATTTGTAGCCATATCTTTTACTTTTTTAAGGGCTTGATTTTCGGTTTTGCTTTCAACTCCTTCGCTAGGTAAAGCTACTTTTTGTTTTGCGGACATTGCTTCTAAAATACGATCTTTCATACTTTTCTGGCCCATACTAGCAAGCCCAGCACCAACACCAGCGCCAGCAACAACCTCGTCTGCCATACCGCCTTCTTCAAATTTACGTATTTTCTTTTTCATTATTTGCAAGCCTTTCCCATACCACCTTTTTTCATAGCAATCATCTTGCCTTTTGTTTTACCTTTGGTCTCAACGCCACCACCTTTAGCCATTTTTTTCATAGCCATACCACCTTTAGCCATTTTGCCTTTGCCGTCAGCAGCAAACGCTGGGATTTTTTTACCATCCTTCTCAACCATGGGCATACCGCCATCAGCCATCTTCATTGATTTCTTTTTAGCCATAATAGCCATCATTCCTGGGTTCATCTTTTTCATGTCATTTACCTTTTAATAAGTTGGTCAATTTTGTCTTCAAGTTTGTTAAACCTTGCGTCCATGTGTTCAACAATGCGTTCCACTTCTGCTTTAGTGACGTTATCACGTGCTACCTCCTCACGGGTTTTATTTAATAGAATATCAATCCGTTTTAGTTCGTTGAACTTCTCATTCATGATGTATCCAATAAACGCTATAAATAGTGTAAGTCCACCAGTCCAGAGTTCCAATATATTCATACAAATCTGCCTTTGGTTTTACCTTTAACTGCTATGCCATCAGCACGTTTAGAAGCGGAAGATACCTTACCGCCTGACTTCATACCCTTACTTTTTTTGTCTTTAAACTTAAATTCTGGAAAATCAGCATTAAGTTCTTTTGGTG